AGCTGCTTGTAGGTCTTCCTCAACTTTCTCTTTGATGAAAGCATCGCCCAGAATCTCCTCAATCTGAGAACGCTCTTCTTCAGACAATTCATTCATCTCAGTAATAAAAGCTTTGGCAACCATCTTCATTGCCATACCAAGTGTCAAGGCGTCGGTGCAATAAAACAGAGAAGCATCACCATTGTCTTTTGCCAGGATAGCTACAAAGTCCTGAGATTCCTTTACCTCGCCATCCATCTGAACAGTACAAATATCCTTATTCATTATATTGTCCTCCTTATCGGCCAGTGGAACCAAAGGCTCCATCTGTGCGCTCTTTAATATTTTCGGTTGAGAAACTTGCCAGAATAACTGGAGTTATTACCAGTTGACCAATACGGTCACCTTCTTTAATGTCATAACTATCGTTCCCAACATTTGAGATGATAGCATGAACTTCGCCTCTGTAGCCTGAATCAATAGGAGGCAGTTCACAAACAATACCTTTCTTACTCAGACCACTTCTTGGAAATATGAAACCAGCATAACCATCAGGAAGTTCAAGACCAAATCCTAATGGCATTGCATATGTCTGCCCAGAATATATCGACACATTCTTTGTGGCATACACATCTGCACCGGCGTCATTTGCATGGGCTCTACAAGGGAGGTTCTTGTAGCCAAAGTCAATTACCTTAATCTGCATCTTACAAACCTCCCTTAACTGACATAGCTCTGAACTCAATCTTCTTTTGAACCTGAGCATAGATTTCAGGGAAGTTGGTCTTAAGTAAGTCAGTATCAACTCTTGTCTGGGAGCGCGGCGACCATTTGACTGTGAAGTCTTTGGTATAACCAATCTCAGTGTCTTGTAACATATCCTTAAGACGATTCTGAGCTTCTTCCATTGTAGATGTAATTTCTTTAATCTGAGCCTTGCACTCGAACACAGTTCTTGCTAAGTCATTAGCAACATCTGAATCAAGTGTCTTCTCAGAGTTCTTTACCACTGAGCTATACAGTGTGTTGGCAAAGTCAGTGTCGGATGCCTGCATTAAAGGCTCTTGTAGTTTCAACACATTGTCGAACCAGAAGCTCTTCGCTGCGGGGATGATGGTCTCATTCAACAGCTCATCATTTCTCCACACATCATAGTGATAAAACTTGTTACCACCTACAAGGCAAGCAAAGGCACCTTTCTCAAGGCCAAGAATCCATAAGTACCAGTTCAGCTGATAGATGTATGTCATCAATATCTCGCCGCTGTCCCACTCATCCTTACCATACTCACTTGTAGTTTTGCACTCAAGAATGCCAAGCGTCCCATCAGCATATTCAATCAAGCGGTCAACGTTTGCTAATGCCCAAGGAAAGTCTTTATGGCACAATGTAGCATCCACTGTATAGATTGCTTTAATCTCATCCTTAGCACGATGAGCATACTCATCAGCAACTACAGGTTCGAGCAAATGACCAAATCTCATTCTCTCTTGAGCAGCTTCACCTGGCTTCATTGCATCCGTATATTGGCCTGTCTTATTCAGATAGACCTGGCGCGCCGAAGTGAAGGGACTAACTCCACAGATAGGCCCAACGTCTGAGCCACCGATACCTCTTGTTCTTGCTGCTAACCAAGCAGCTTCATCGTCTTCCTGACGCACGGTAGAATATACCGTGCAGTTCGTAAGTCTTTTCAAAATATCCATGCCGCGCCTCCTATACTATTAAGATGTTTTCCATTCTGATACTTGTATTTGTTTTGAGCTGCATATCATCGTCATATGCATCCAAGATATAATCAATCTTATCAGCAATATTCTGATTATTCACGGCCAGTTCAATAGCTCCTGTAGGTAAGCGAGTTGCCGTTACAAGATACTGTGGTTTGAATGGCTCTGGTGTCGGAGCGCCAGGTAAAGAGCACTCAGTGCAAGGCTCAGTCATAGCCTGCTTAATTTGGTTCAGATAATACCTGATTTCGTTTTCCATATCTAATTCCTCCTTAATAATCGGTAGGAGCGTAGTAGTTTTTACGCGCCTCTTGAATCTCACTGTTTTTTGCAGGTACTTCAGTAAGATTTTCAAATAATTGCGTTCCAAGTGGTAATCTTCTATAATCACCTCTGGACTTCTCTACAAGATGCTGTGTAGTCATAAACTTCAGAAGCATCTTCAAATCATCCTTGGTAAGACCGGTGTAGTCCTCAAGTGTTGCTCTGCTGAAATATGGAAGCTGATAAATAATCTTAGCCATTTCATTATGGTCTTGCATTGGCAGAGTTAAGAACAGAGACCTTAACTTATCAATATTGCTATCAGATGTATCAGTCGTTGCATGTTCTTGGTCACTCAGCTTATCATAACCAAAACTCTTTGCACAATACAGTTCGTTCATGAAGTCAACTACAAAGTCAACATGTTCTGGCTTAACGATTATCTTCTCAAAGGTCTCATCTGTAGATACCACACAAGCTGCACAAGCAACTGCCAAACGAGCTATCTTAATACGTTGGTCAGCAGCCTCTACAATAGGCACCTTCGAGGAATACCTTGCACCCATCTCTGTGGCTTTCTTGAGAATGTGTTGAGTTGTCTCATCTGAGATTTCGACATTCTCTGGTCGTCTGGACCATGCCCATAAAACTCTCGTATTGCATGCCTCTGATGTGAATACATGTGGGACTGCTGGCATGTCGTTGAGTGACTTGTTAACAAGTGCTGGGTCAACGTCTCCAGAGGCGACGGACATAGCAAGGTCAAGACGTCTAACATCTTCTGCCTTTCCCATAAGCTTAAGCACTGCATTAACTCCGTAAGTTTCTGAATTGAGCTGTCGTCCATTCCGAGGATTTGAAATGTATATTGCTCTTGTTCTGCTTGTAGTTTCTGCTGTGATAACTCCTGTTGCTTTAGCGATTCCGCTTGAACGTACATCTGACATAACGGCCAGGTCTTCTTCATTAAGACCAGACAACTCATCGATTGTAAGTAACCCGCCGTCATTAAGTGGGAAAGCGCCCCAGACAAGGAACCATCTTTTATTGTTCTGCTGCAAGTTGTAGACAAGTCCTGTTCTTCTTGAAGATTCACCTGAGTGTAGTTCTCCAAGTCTGTAATGATGCATCATCCTCTCTACAATGGTAGTCTTGGCCTGGCCTGAATCACCGATAATCAATAACTCGCCCCAGCCTCGCTTCACATACTGTTGTTGAAAATAAAAGTTCAACACAGTATGATAAACTAAATCAACGGCAAAAGCTACATTTCTTCGCTCCCAGATATAAGTGACGTTACGCTCTAAGTCTGTATGAATCTCATCAAACTTACTCTTGATAGACTGACCAGGTTTTTGCTGGAACAGTTTAAGATAGTTGATTGATTCTTCATTCAGTTCAAAGTCGCTTATCAAGTCTTTCTCTGGATATGCATTGTCAAATACATACGTTGCATACTGCGAATGTGGTTCTGGATACATGTAGCCAACCATTGTGTATCGCTTGTTTGTCTTTAGGTTGTTTCCAATAAAATATCCCGTACGCACTACATATTCGTGCTCATTGGAAAAACCGAAGTTCGCTTCAGCCTTAGGTATCAGGCGTAACTCTTCAAGATTCATGTACTCTTCAATCTCAAGCTTTACGCGGTCACAACGTGGATTGATACCCATCATTTCATACATTACTTGCTGCTGTTGCTTATCAGTACACTTAATTAACTTTAGAACATCTGGGTCTATAGACTGAAGAGTTCTTATTCGTTCACCAGCCATTACTGCTAAAGCGCAATTAGCACACTTCTTTGATTCACTGTCAAAAGCCTCGCCGCATTCAGCCTTTATTCGCTTAGGACAAATATACGGCGTGCTGTCCTTACCACTTACCATAACAGGTATACTCAAACGGCGCCCAAAGTTTTCAGCCGCTGAGCTGTCTGATAAGTGTATCTCAATTGCTTCAGCCTCATCCGCTAATCGTTCCTCAATGTCTGGGTCCACATACTTTGTAGCTCCATTAAGTAACTTTTGGAAGTCTTCAGCGGTTTGGCCACATTTGGTAAAGTAGTCAGTCAGGTCTCCCTTCTGAGGGAAGTCCTCTGGCCAATTGATTGTGTAAACATCTACAACTCTGTATAGTTTCTCACACAACCGTTTTGTAGCATTTCTTCCGGCTTCATCATTGTCTTGAGCCAGATAAACCTTTTTCTTGTTTCTGAATAGTCTAGTCCATTCAGGCTTAAATGTTCCAGCACCAGAAGTAGGGCACGCGGCGGGGAAGCCCTGCTGTTCTGTGATGATACGGTCCATCTCGCCTTCACACCAGACTACATAGTCCGTGTCTTCATCCATAATTCGGTCAATGCCGAATATTCTGACCTCACCATAGGTATTACCATGTTCGTCTTGATAATTAAGAACTTTATACTGGTCATTATCAGAGTTCCATTTGTAGCGTCTGAAATTGACCAATACATTATACTCATCATAGACTGGTATTGTAACCCTTTCACCATCCCAGCCAAGCATAAACCTCTTAAGCGTGTCATCTACAAGTCCTCGTCTGTCTCTTAGAACATCTCTCAATGAACCTGTAAGGCTCATCAATGCTTTATGATATTCTTGAACCAGACCAGGTTCAATGTCAGGCCTCGCAGGTTTTGTGCCATCGGGACGAGGAATCTTCAAAGCATCACCAAGGTCAAACCAAGCTTCCTCTGCTGTCTTATGCTCCAAGTATCTGTACATAGTATGAATGTTACCCTTAGAGTGACAGCTGTTGCAATAGTAAACGCCTTTCTGAAGATTGACTGTTAGTGAAGGGTTGTTGTCAGATTGAGATTCATGAAGTTCTTTGAATGGACATTCAGCTTTTACTTCTTGCCCACGCCTCTGCATATTATGTAAGATACTTGTAAAGTATGCTTCATTATCTACAGAAGCTAAAATCTTTGTAGTGTAATCGCTCCAACGCATCAATCCGCCCCCTCGTTACTGAGGCCCAGCAGCGCGATGACCGCTGGGCCTCATTGATTTTGAAATACTAATTAGAACTCAGTCTTTTCTACATCAGGGGCAGGCGTTGAAGAAGCGTTGGACCCAGCATCTTCCATGTCATAGTTAACCATCTGCATGGAGTTGCGGAATGATTTGTACATCTTGAGAGCAAAGGCCCTGTCGTCATCGTTTGTAGCTCCAGCAGCGACCGGTACGATTATGTACCACTCATTACCACCCTTGGCTTGAAGTTTCTCGTTCAGCGTGTAACCATAGTTCCACATGTTCTGCATGGTCACTTTCGCCAAGCTGTAAAGCTTCTTGCCTTCATTGAAATTCGTTTTACCGAAGCTCAAAATGATAGGCATACGCTCACCTTCGAAGAACCCAAAGAAGTTAATGTACTTCGTGCATTTAGGAGCTGCCTCCTTACCCTGTTTAGTGTTATCAAACTCGCAACGCTTGCAGGATGCACACAACAGTGTAGTTCCGTCAGATGCTTCACCAACCTTACCATCTCTGGCAATACACTTGATTCCGCCACCATCGGAGCGGTCCTTCCACTCTACATTGTTGTTAAACTTGAAGACAGGAATGAACTTCTTACCGTTGTACTTGTCTTTGGTTAGAGAGTTGATTATGTCGCCTTCGGATGCTGTGCCCTCTTTTCTTTCAGGGCTTAGGGTCTGAACAACTTTCACTCGAGGGATAATCATATCCCCAGAATCTTCGTTCTCAAAACCCATAGGGACTTCGTTCTGAGTTGCTAAAGCAGATTCAGTTTCCTTTACTGCCAAAGCCTCATCTTTGCTAACTTCTTTTGCCATGATAAAATCTCCTTTTCAATTTATTATAAGGCGGGTGCCTTACTATTATATTATACCACAAAATTAGGAAAAAGTAAATACTGCATTTTACGGCTGATTATTGATTCTGATTAAACCAAAGCGTCTGCAGCCTCAACACACCTTGTAGCTACTGCATCTGCGATGATGTTCGTAACTACAAATCGTTCCATAATTTCTTCCGTGGGGACGAAGCCGTTGTTCTTCTCTGATAGCTCGGACACTTTGCCTAAGACATCTTTGTCGAACTTGACTTCATGGTACTTTTGCTTTACAGCTTCATACAGCGCCATACCACTTGTATCTTGAGCGAGGAGGCGCTGAGCCGTAACCTTACCGAACGGAATAGTATGCCCCTTCACATGATAGAAGATAAGCTCCACCCCATCGGCCACGCATCTGTCATGAGCATGCTTAATCTGAAGCCAGATGTCCTTGTTCTTAACAGGTTCACCTGTCGAAGTAATCCAGCCCTTGTTCGCCCAATTGCCAACCCAGTTCTTTGTCATAGTATTGAATAAATACTCTGAATCTGTAATGACCTGTGCAGACTGCTTAGAATCATACACATAATCAATTGCAGTAAGTAATGCAAGCATCTCTCCACGCTGGTTTGTAGATTCCAACTCATAGTTGGACTTCAATGCTGTATGTGTCAATTCCAGAGTGTTATTGTAATGCATAATGAACACTCCACCAGCTGATACACAATTTGGTTTTCCGTTGCGACGGCAAGCACCATCAATTGAAATTACAAGCATTAGCCATTCACCCCCACCTGAATGAATACGCAGAGGATGAGGAATACTACAGACATAATGCTGAAGAAGACTTTCTCAAACCTTCCTGCTGTTTTGTTCATAGTATTGCCAAGGCATAGAATGCAACAAAGCAACGCTACTACACTAATAACAAACATCATAGCTTAAACCTCCTTTGCACATGTTGGGCACAGGTTAATCCATTCTGTACCAAGTCTCTTTGTTTCCCAGCCTTCAGCATCCGCTTGGCTCTTAGCCTCGTCGAATGTATCAGTCGGGTCAAGCTCCTCGCCACAACCATCACAAGTTGTATAGAACTTACCATAACTCTTGTCAATCATACATTGGCTCTCCTTTCGCGTTTCTTCCTGTTATTGCAATATCTACAAACTGAACGGATTCTGTAGATACTTCAATCACTCTTCCATCTTTGAGTTCGACTACAAAGATAGGACTTGCTTCATCACCATCTGTATATTGGAATAAACCAAGTACATGACAATCATGTGTCCCGGCGGCGATGCCGTACTTCTTTTCAAACCACTCATTAAGAGTGACCTTAGCAGCGCGGCGTTCCATCGTTACTGACATAGTTAAACTTGCCATATTTATCCTCCTTTCTTTCTAAATACAAAATATTGCTCAGCATTGTCTGGTTTCTTACGTGACATGTTTGTTATACCAATTCTGTCGACCAAATCAAACCCTACTTGTAAAGCTATCTTAGTCCAGTCACTGCTAAGTGAATATTTTATATTCCTATAATATATTTGTTGCGCTAGTGCATACACAGCATAACGTCCAGGTCGAAGCGCTTTATAGGTCCTTTCTAACGTGGGCTTAACAAAGCCGCGTAGCCACTGGGTATACTCTGGAAATTTTATGATACTTTGTGTAGCTTCTTCTGAATAGCGCTCTACACCAAAATAAGGCGGGCAAGTAAATGCAAAGTCTATAGACTCTTTTTCAAGTTGTACTTCCTCGCTTCCCACAGGTATTATTTGATAGCTACCTAAATACTGTCCTAATTTATTAAGATTAAAAGCAGTATTACTATTTGGCTCGCAACCTACATACGTTAAATGCTTTCTAGCTGTTCTTGCACCAAGCAATCTACTTCCGTAACCTGCTGATGAATCATACACCGTATATCCGTCTTTACAAAAATGTTGGTAAACGGCTTTAGCTCGCATACAATTAAAATTAGTAGCTGTACTCCAAAAGAATCTACCATACATAAAAAAAGGCGTTCTTATATTGGTAAACTTATAATTTTTCATATGGCGAGTTAAACACTTAGAAAACTTTACATCGTCATAAAATCTACTGTACAAACAATTATTTTGATTATTTCCCGCGTTAATTAGATGAAGATTTGGAAACATAAAATCTAATAATACAGACCCTGCCCTACTATTTTCAACTGGAAAAGATACATTCTGTACGGTACACGCATAAATTTCGTTTTTAATTCCGCTATCTGAAAAGTAGTATATAGGATAAATATTTACAGTTCTTATCAACCGTAAAACTTCAGCTACATAATCTTCCTGTTTCTTGCTGTTTATAAAATCTTCTTTACTAATTATGTTTAGTTTAGGTATAAGCTCCTCATATCCTGTTTCTTTATTAGAAGTAGCACAATAGCGCCATTGCCAGATACCGTTTGAATCAAGATACATTAATCCACCTCCTCATAGCAATCAGGGCAGACAAGAATCTTTGAGCCATCACTGTTATCAGTTAACTCCTCAGCATTGTCTTCGCATACCTGTTGCCCGCATATCTCACACTCTATATGAGAAGTGCAGAAACTACAAGGAGGATTGACATGACAAGCACATTGTCCATCGCAAAACTTACACATCAGTTTTCTCCTCCTTATCTGTGAACTTTACTTCATAAGGGTAGCTCTCAGTGACAGTACCATCTTCATATTCAATGATTGCTACGTCTAATTCCATCTGGCCGCCGGGGTGGCTACCGATTGTTAGACCGGCATCAATCACCCAAGCTTTGTGAGACCACTTATGGAAAGTAGCTTTGCGTCCTTTTACTTCACAAGGTCTCATTCTTCATCACCTACAAATCTCTTAAAGATTGGGCAATTCAGCGACTTCGTACCCATCATATTTGTAGATTCTCCGAAACTGTCTATCTCAATCTTACGACCAATATAGTCCTGAGCATTATCCCAGATGTGGCGGCGCTGCGGCTCTGTGAAACCTGAACCAACGCCAAGGCGTGTACCATTATAGTCGACAACCAATGCTCCTAGCATATCTTCAAACTTTCCGGTGCCTTCTACCACATCAGTAACTACAAGAACAAACTCTTGTGTCTTCTTTACTTTGAGAAGTTCCTTGGAACGCTTCTTCTCATAAAAGCCAGAGATACTGTTAAGCATCACACCTTCGCCACCATGCGCCCAGATTGGTTCAACGATTTGGTCTACCTCATCGATAGATTTGACCACTCCCAGGATAGGCACTGGCTTGATGAACTTAAGCTCCTGATGAATACCGTAGGATGCAATCAGCATCGGCCAGTTATCGTCGAGTAACTGGATTGATTCATCCATCAAGGTTGCACCAAGCATTATCTTCCTCGTCGCGGCGTTTTCTGAAGACTTACCATCCCAGTAGTCTTGGGAATCCAGCATATCAAACACATTGAAGATAAGCCCTGTCTTGTTTCCTCCACTGTTACCGATGGAGTTGGTTGCTTGTCTCAGAGCGATGCTGTCCGGGTAATCTCCCGCAGCTAAAAGCTCACCATCGTAAACTCTATTGTCAGGAAGATACTTAGCTTCTTCCAATATTTCAATCAGACCAGTATCTTCATGTCCGGAGCGACTGTAGAATCTACAAATGCCGTTTTCTTTTACCAGAACACGCCTTATACCGTCTAATTTCTCGGTTACAATGCAAGGCCACTTAGTTTTAGCCGGACCAACGTCGCCGAACTTTTTGCCGAGCATGCAATCAATCTTAGGTATGAAAGTTTTGCCATACACTGTGTTAAGTGTCGTAGAGGTAACCCCTATCTGAAAGTCTTGTGTAATTATAGCGCGAGCCACTTCAATAGCATACGGATAATCAGGATACTGAGTTCTGGTGCTATTGATAAAATGAGCAGCCATAACCAAATCGGTCTCTGTTCCTGTTTGATGCGTTTTGAAGTAAGCAAGCATTGCTTTATAATCTACAAACTTCTCTGTAGAAAGAGCATCAGCAATCTCAAGTACTCTCAGATACTTGGCTGAGGAGATGCCAGTCTTATGATACGGATTGTAGATGAACCGCAAGATTTCCTTAAGGCCTTCTACATTCTCACTCTTCTTAAGAATGAATTGTTTGTCATTGTAACCAGCTGTGTTGCTTATCAGCTCAATTACTTTTGCTGCGTTAATCATAAAAATCCTCCTTCAATCTTTTTCTCAACTTTTGCTTAAAAGTTGCCACAACCTGATTCACATATGGTTGTGATACACCTGTCGCGTCGGCGATGGCTTTATTAGTTGCCTCAAACTCTGACTGTTCCCATTCGTCTATAATGGCTTTCTTTTTGCCATCTAATGTAGCTGCTACTTCATGATACACCTCCATTACTTGTTGATGAAATATATCTTTCATAATCTGTTGTTCAACTGATTCATCAGCTGATAACAAATCAAGAAATTCATGGTCAGTTCCATCATCTGAATATGCGATATTGTTATAAGATATTGTTTCAATCTGTCGTTGCTTATTCAGTGTTCGTATGTAGCTTCCTAAGGCCCGCTTCACATAGATAGTTATAAGCGTTGACCTCTTATATCCAAGCGATTCATCATAATCTTCACATGCTCGCCATAGTGCTTCAAAAGCGATACTCTCGGCCTCAGGGTCACGAAAGAGATTATACTGCTTTAGTATATTCACCATCAAGCCAATATTCTGTTTTATTAAGCAGTCAATCTCTTCCATAACTTCACCTCCTGATTTCTTTGCCACATTCTGGGCAATATGTTATCCATTCAAACTCTGCCTTGTAGTGCTCTCCATCACAATTACAATAGAGTGCTTTGTCAATCAAATCTGAAACTTCTTTTACTGTTCTACAGATGCCTCCTGTAGCTCCTGCCGCTTCCATCTCTTCTATAAACAATTCTTGGTGCGGCGTCGCGGTACCAGTGTCATCTTTAAGTTCAGCAACTACAAACCTTCCTCTTGCACATATAAAAAGGTCTGAATATCCCTTCGTGTATCTATCTACAATCCTAATGACTTTGATGCCGTCACGTCTCTGAGGCTCCAGCCATTCTATTACTTTCTTTAACAAAGAGGCTTCCTCTTTGTAGGTTTGGCTTAATGATAACTCTTTCATTTTCTTCGTCATAGTACACCCCCAACTCTTCAGCATCTGACCAGGCGGCTATTACAAACCCAGGAATCTGCACCAATACATTACGACGATTTGTAATTTTAACTGTCTTCGTCAACAGCTTCATTTTCATACCTCCATTTATAACCTAGCCAAGTTTGTCGTTCTCCAATACAAACTTTTTGTAAGTTACCTGTTTGTTTTGGCTTATTCATATATCTTGCTGCTTCAGATAAAGATACAAAAGTTTGTAATAAAAGACCTTCTTTACTTAATTGTTGTACAGCTCGTGCTTTTGCATGTTCCATATTATATTGTCGTGTGCACCATTCTAAATTAAAACTAGCACAGTTTGACTTAATCTTATCTTTATGATTTATTTCAGGTAAGTTAGTAGGATTAGGAACAAATAATAATGCTACCAATCTATGCAAATAAAACATATGCCTATTACAATTAGTATCATACAAATATATCTTAAAATAACCTGTGGTAGGTTCTTCTGTAGCTTTTAGTTCTTTACCAAACTTATTGTACACTTTTCCAGAATCAGATACGGTGTAAGACCAGAATTGCTTAATCATTATGCATACCCGGCTTCAAGTGATTTAGAACTGCATTACTTGCGTCGCCTTTACCCTGTAGTACTTCAGTAT